GGTTGGTCACGGCGCTGCTGACGCTGGCGCGCACGTTGGACCATTGGAAGTTGCCAACGCCGGCCGCGTCGGCGATCGCGCGCAGCAAGGTTGTGCCGTTCGAAAGCGCCACCGGGTAGCGGCTCCCATCGTTGCCGGGGTGGGGCTTGATCCACATCGCCAGCGTGATGCCGGGGCCGCCGTAGATGCCAGCGAGCGCCGTCAGGCCGCCCGCGTTGGGCGTCAGCGTGCCATTGGTGGTGCCATCCAGCACCATGCTGCCACTGTCGATCGCGGCCAGCGCAGGCATCTTCGGCACGTCCGGGGTCCAGCTGGTGCTGGCGCCCATGGTGTGGCCAGTGCCTGCCAGGCTGCCGCCGTTGGCCAGTGCCGTGCCCAGGCCTTCGAGCATGCGCAGGTTGACGTCTGCCGCCGGCTGGACGTTGTCGTAGTGGAACCGGCGCACCTGGTCCTGGGTGAAGCACACGCCCGCCGTGGCGATGAACTGCGACAGCGCGCCACCGCTCGCCATGGTCGTGGTGGCGTTGCCTCCGGTAAAGGCCACGCCCGGGCTGCTGGTGACGCCGACGATCTCGCCGTCCTGGTACAGCGTGGTGACGGTGCCGTCGAAGGTCAGCGCCGCAGTCCACCAGTCGCCAAGCGGCAGCGGAACGGCAGAGTTCAGGAGGCCCGTCACCGACAGCAGGTTGCCCGACGTGATGCCGAAGCTGCCGCCGGCGCTGTAGATCGTGCTCGAGACGCCTGGAGGCGAGAAGCCCCACACCATCAAGCTGTACGGCGCCGAGGTCGGCAGCGCAGGCATCCCCGTGTGCGACACGCTGCCGCCACCGAAGCGGACGCTGCTGTAGAGGTCGGCCGCCAGGTGGCGGAAGCTCCCGTAGCCGCGAAGCACGTCAGACCCCCGTCGCCGAGATTTCGGCGCCCGACGGGAAGGCAGCGGCGCCGCGGACGCGCACGCCGGTGAAGTGCTGCCGGTCGACGACGTGCGTGATGCAGCTGTTCGCGGGGACGTTGAACCGCGGCGCACTGCCGTCGGACACGGTGCCCGTGCCGGTCGTGGCGTCGGCCAGGAACACCTCGAAAGCCGTGGCCGTGGGGTTGCTCATGGTCAGCGAGTGCACGAAGCACGCGCGGGCCAGCAGCGTGGTGTCCACAGCATTGACTCGACCCAGGTAGAAGAAGGTCTCGCGTACCTGCCGCACGCCGTTGACCGAGTCGTCTCCAGGCCGGATGGTCTGGTCGCGTGTTGGAAGTCCGCTCATTCAGAGCACCTCGATGGTCAGGGTGGAGGGAAAGTTGAACCGGACTTGGCGCGCGCTGTCCCCGGGATAAGGCCAGATGACCGCGTCCGTTTGCGTGGCGTAGGCATCCTGGAAGACCGCTGCGGTGACGGTGCCGGCCGAGTCGCGGGCGTCCATCGTCAGGCTGCCAGTGCCCAGCACGCGCACCCGGAACGGCACCGCCGGCCGCATCCAGGCACCACTTGCGGCCATGCCGTTGACATCGGGCGCAGGCCCGTCGCCTTCTCTGAGCAGCTCCCAGCCGAGCCGGGCCGCCAGCAGGGCGCGGGCGCGCGTGCCGTCTTCGACCTGGCGCGACTCGCCCGGCATCCACACGAGCCCGGTGCCGGTGAGCGGCGTTTCAGGTCGGGGCTGAAGCCCTGTGTAGCGGATGGTTGGCATGGCGAATGCTTCCTTGGTGCTGACGGACTGAGACGAAAAAGCCGCCCGGGTGGGGCGGCCCTTGATGTCTCAGCCCAGGGCTCAGGCCGGCGGGTTGGCCGTCGGCGCAATCTGCGGGTTGCCGAGCACGCAGACCGCAGAGACCAGCGCGGCCGAGGCGTTGTTGGCCGGCGTGATCGTCAGCCGCAGGTAACGCTTGACGCCGATGTAGCCCAGCTTGCGGCACTCGTTGTCGTCGTCGAACTGGAACCCGGCCAGGGCCTCGGTGCCGAGCAGATCGGCGTCGCCGACGGCCGTGTAGCCGGAGCCCGACGCGTCGGACTCTTCCAGCAGCACGGCGAAGGTGGCGTCCACGTCGGCGATGGAGCCGGTGGCGATCAGGAAAGTGACCGAGCCGAAGCCCTGCCGGTCGACGACGGTGCCGACCTGCGCGGTGTTGTCCGCCACGCTGACGGGGCTGATGACGCGCTTGACGTCGATGTTGTTCATCAGATCGTTGTTCACGGTTGTGACCTTTCAGTGTTGGGTGGGTGTGCCAGCCAGCAGGCGCGCTAGGGCGCCTGCCTTCACGTTCACGCCGCGAAGCGCAGGAACTTGACCGCTTCGAAGTTCATCGCGCCGCCGCCCGTGCGCTTGGTCGTGTAGAACACGACATAGGGCTTGGCGGTGAACGGATCGCGCAGGGTGCGCACGCCGATGCGGTCGACGATGGTGTAGGCCTGGCGGAAGTCGCCGAAGGCGAGCGACAGCGAGTTGGTGGCCAGCGCCGGCATGTACTGATCGGTGCGCACCGGGTAGCCTTGCAGCCGCTCGGGAGCGCCCACCTGCATGCCCGGCTCCCAGAGGTACCGGTTCGTGGTGGACTCCTTGAGCTTGCGCGCCGCGGTGCGAACCTCACGGCGCATCAGCCACTGCGCGTTCGGCAGGAAGTGATCCTTCATGGCGCCCTGCAGGTCCTGGAGGGGATCGAACTGCGTGGTGTGGAACGCACCGTTGGCGCCGGTGTTGATGTGCTCGAAGGTGCCCCAGGCGCGGCTGCCATCTGCAGTCGCAGCGGTGGGGTAGGCCGTCAGGCCGCGCGGCTGGCCGACGCCGGTGCCGGTCCAGAACGCGGCGCCCTCGACGCGCGCGAACTTGTCGGCCACCTTGCCCGCCAGCCAGGCCTCGACGTCCACCGCGGCGTCGTCGATGAGCTTCTGCGTGACCTTGGGCATCGCGTACATCTCGTGAGCGGCGATCTCCCACTTGCGGACGTTCGGCGTGGGGGTGTCGTTGCGCGAGCCCATCTCCGAGACCCAGCCGGCGTCAGCGTCGCCGTCGTCGACGACGCCCTCGACCTTTTCGGTGCTGATGGTCTGCACGTCCGCGAGCTGGCGCATCACCGACTGCTCGAACAGCCGGGTGACCATGCGGCCGGCGGTCGAATTCGGCAGCAGGTAGCCGCCATCCGGGTCGCTGCCGGCGCTGAGCGCCTTGCGCTCGTCGGAACTCAGCGAATCCATGGTGACACCCACCGCCAGCTTGAAGAAGCCGCTCTTGTAGTGGTCGTAAGCGTCCTGCTGCATCTCGCCCGGGAAGGCCTTGCCTTTGGCCTGGTACTCGGCACGCAGCGTGGCGTTGAAGCCCTTGAGCTCGGCGGCCTTGGCCTCGGCGCCCTTGACGTCGCCGCCCAGGCCGCCAGGACGGGCCGCCTTCAGCAGGATGTCGTCGATCGCCTTCTTCTGGTCGGCCAGTTCGTCCAGGGCGGTGTTGATCTTGGTGAGCTTGGCCTCGATGTCGGCCACTGCCTTGCCTTCGGCCTTGGCCTTCAGCAGCTCGTCGTTGGTCTTCTTGAACAGTTCGAAAGCCTCGCCCTGCTGGTCGATGACCTTTTTGATTTCGATGAGGTCCATGGGATTTCCTTTGCGTGGTGTGGAAGTGGATTCAGTGCTGCTACAGCAGGGCGCGGCCCCGCTTGGCCAGCGATTCGCGGAGTTCCTGCTCCAGGTCGGGATCGCCCCGGCCTGATGCCGCCTTCACCCGCGCGATGAAGGCCACCGCCTGGCTCTTGCTCAGCCCTCCGACCTCACGAAGGAAGGCTTCCGCATCGGCCAGCGATGCAATCTCGTCCAACGACTTGACCGCGGAGATGCGGGCCTTGCCGTTGGCCGGAAACGTGACGAGGCTGACCTCGAGCAGGTCGACCTTCTTGAGGGTGCGGCGCGGCTCTTCGGGCTTGCTGCGCTGCTGCCATTCCTTGGCGATGTAGCCGATCGACAGGCCGCTGATCGCCGGCCGCGGCTCCATCTTCAGCAGCGCGTAAGCCTCGCGGCCGCGCGCGGTGTCGGCCAGCTTGCCGGTCACTTTCAGGCCGACGCCGTCCTCGGCCAGGGAGGTCCAAATGCCGATCGGCGTCATGTCTTCGGCGCCGAAGCCGTAGCCGCCGTGCTGCAACAGCATCGCGGGCCAGACTTGAGACTGCGCGGATGCGGCCAGAGACTCGGCAAACGCGCCAGGCTGAATCACGTCGCCGTAGCTGTCGACGTTGCCAAAGACGGCGCCGTATCCCTCGAAAGTCATCTCTTTGGACTCGGAGGGGGCGAGCTTGAGCTCGCGCAGGCTGAAACTTGCGCGTTCGATGGCCATGCTTTCCTTTCAGGCCGGCGGCGCCAAGGCCGGCCGCAGGTTGGTTGCGACGGGCAGCTGCTGTGCAGCACCGCCCATCGGATTCAGTTCTTCCAGAGCCCGGACCTCGTCCTGCGTCATCCAGGCCGGCGCGCCGCCGGATCCCAACGCCTTTGCAAAGTAATCGGAGCGGTCCTTCATGGAGCCGCGCATCAGGCCGTTGCCCATGAACTTGGCGTAGATGCCATCGATCTCGTCCTGCTCGCTGAGCAGGTTGCAGTCGATGCTCTGCTCGAGCCGCTCCCACCAGGCCGCCAGCGTGTGCACCACGTGGGCTTGAAACATCGCCTCCGCACTGGCGTAGGTGGCCGCCTTGTCGCTGCTGAAGACCATGATCGGCATAACGCCCATCGCCCGGCAGACCTCCTCGACCTGGAAGCGGCGCGTCTCCAGATGCTGGGCGTCGACGCCGGACAGTGCCAGCGGCAGCCACTTGGCGGCGCGGTCGACGATCATCGGCAGGCCGTCGTTTTCGCCCGCGTGGTTGTCCGCCAGAAACTTGCGCAGGTCCTTGTACTGCTGCGGGTTGAGCGAGCCCTCGACCGAGTAGACGCCCGGGACCCGCATGCCGTTCCTGTGCATGGCGCCCTGGCTGCTCTCCGCAGCAATCGACAGCCCGACGGCCTCGCGCGCCAGTTCCAGCGCATCCAGAGACTCCCAGCCCACCCAGCTCGGGCCCTTGACATGCCAGATCAGACTGGCGTCGAAGCGCCGCAGCTCACCGTTCCTGCCGGTCACCTCGTAGATGACCGTCATGTCGTCTTCGGCAAGCGTGGTGCGCACCCGGCCGGGCTCGAACGGGATCAGCTCCCTGATCTTGCCGCCGACGATGACCTTGTAGCAGTAGGCCCGGCCAGCCAGTGTCAGGTGCAAGCCCAGCGTCTCGCGGAACTCGAACGAGGTCTGCCACGGGTTCGGACGACGATGCAACACCCGGTAAAGAGGATGGGTCCGCGCCGGCGTGCGCTGGCCGCCCTCGGTCTCGGCGAACAACTTCAGCGGCACCTGCGCGACGCCGTTCGCGATCACTCGCGCGCAAGCGAAGGCGGTGGCGCAGCGAATCGCCTCCTTCAATCCAACGGTCTGGCCGCTTTTGCTCGTCTTGGAGCCGAAAATCTCGCGGAACAGATCCAGCGTCGTGCTGGACTTGCGACCGAACGGCCAGAGACCTCGCCAGTTCAAGCGGCGGCCTCCCAGAACGAGCGCTCTTGCTCGGCTGCGCCGATCATTGCGCGGCTCATCCCCACGATGGCAGCCACGGCAGCGTCGATCTTGCGCTCCGCAGATGCCTTGCGCGGGAAGATGTTTTCGTTCCGGTCCTCCTGGACCTCGACGTTGGAGAACATCCACAGCGTGGCAGGGTTGCCGTCGTGATGGAATCGGCCGGCGTCGATCAGCGCGGCGATCAGCTTCATCGGCTCGCTGAGGTGTCGCGTCTGCATGGGCACGTCCACCACCGTGAACCCACCCTCCTGAAGGTTGGGCTGGATCTCGCGGCTGCCCCAGGCGTCCATTGCGATCTCGTCGACGATGTGCAGCTCGGACTCGGCCTCCACGTCCTCCTGGATGCCGCGCAGGTTGATCATGTTGCCCGGCGTCTGCACCAGGTGGCCGCTGGCGACCCAGGCACGGTAGTGCTCGTTCTCCGGGCGCGCGATGGCGGCCTGGGGCAGCCAGTGACGGGTGAACAGGTAGTAGTGCCAGTCGTTGTCGACCAACCGACGGAACAGCTTGGCCCGACTGGCGATGTCGGTCTTGCTCGCAAGGTCCAGGCCGAGCCAGCAGTGCTCGCCGCGGAAGTCTTCGGCGCGCAGCGTCGGGTCGCCGGCACGCTGCAGGCTCTCAAGGTTCACCCACGGGCTGGCGGCGTTGACCCACAGGTTCAGGTGCTTGGTCTTGAAGACCGCCTGCTTGCGCGGATCGCGGATGGCTTCAGCCTGGTCGCCGACCAGCTTCTCGGGGTCGATGGACACGCCCAGGTTGGGGTTGGCCTTCCACAGGACAGCCGGGTCCGTCCAGTCGTCGTCGGCGTCGACCGTGTAGATGATCCCCCAGCGCCGCTCGTCGCCGATGACCTGCTCGAGCAGCTTTTGCAGCTCGCCCTGATGCGCAAAGCATGGGCCGCCCACGTTGTCGCCCGCGGTGGTGATCACGACCAGCAGGGGCTGACTGCGCGCGCCCATGCCGGTCCACATCGTGTCGTAGAGCTCGGCGGTCGCATGCTCGTGGTACTCGTCCACCAGCGCCAGGCTGGGGCTGGCGCCGTCGCCGGGCTTGCCGATGACGGGCTCGAACTTGCTGTTGGTGTCCACCACCGCCAGGTTGCTGACGTTCGGGATCACGCCGTACTCGCGACGGAAGGCTTCGTTCGCCAGAGACATCAGGCGCGCCGGGCGGAAGATCTCATGCGCCTGGTCGCGACTGGTGGCGCCGCTGTAGACCTCGGCGCCAAACTCCCGGTCCAGCGTCAAGCCGTACAGCCCGATGACGCTGGCCAGGGTGCTCTTGGCGTTCTTGCGCGGGATGAACAGGTCCGCCTTCCTGAAGCGGCGCTTGCCGGTCTCGCGGTGCACCCAGCCGTAGATGCTGGCCAGGGCGAAGACCTGCCAGCCGGCCAGGCGGATGGTCTCACCGCGCGCAGCCCAGTCGCCCTTGACGTGCGGCATCAGCTCTGCGAAGCCGCAGACGCGGTTCACGGGCCGGTAGCTCCGGCCCGTGACGGCGTCCATCAGCTCAGGGTTGAAGACGAACGGGAACGCTGCGTCAGCCGCCGCCGCGCGGGCCAGGTCGCGCTGATGGCGCTCGCAGGCCAGCCGCACCCATTTGCACGACGGAATGCGGCCGCTCAGCACGTCGTCGACGTACTGCTCAGCGATGTCGGCGTAGTCCTTCATGCTCCGATCACAGTGCCCCGAATCCCCGGGGCGCGTCGTCTTCGCCCATGCCGGGCAGGCTGCGCTGCAGGTGGTTGCTGGGACTGACCCGCCCGCGGGAGCTTGGCGAGAGTCCGAAGTCCGCGAGGTACTTGTTCACCTGCTCCATCGCCTTGTTCGCAATGACCCAGTGCGGGCTGTAGCTCATGTGGCCGCTGGGAGTCGGCACGGTGTAGCCGTCGCCTCCGTCGTACACCTCGCCAAGCGCCTCGGCCGCTTCGCGCTTGGCCTCGGCCAGCTTCACCGCGCGCTGCAGTTGCTGCTCGGCCCATACCCAGCGCGCCCAGGCCTGGCAGTAGAGCGCCAGCGCGCCGCGGTCGAGCTTGCTGACCAGGCCGTAGCGCTCCAGCTCCGGCGTGATCCGGCGCCACTCCTTGCGAGCCTCCGGCATCAGATGCGCCGGGCACCCGGGAACCTCGATCTCCGGCTGGAGCGAGTCGAGCAACTGCGAGAGCGGCAGCTTGCTCGGGTTGCCCCGCAGCATGTGCACGTTCGCCGGCATCGGCTTCGGTCCACGGGAACCAGTCATTGGACTACCCCCCCCTCCGAAACCCCCGCACGAGAAAATCCGGC